TCTTGGACTAGAGTATTTTAATCCTGTCGTACCTGATTGGACTCCTGAATGTATAGAAAAAGAAAACATCGAAAAAACCGAACTCTGTAATACACATCTTTATATCATAACCCCTGAAATGTCTGGAGTATATAGTATAGCAGAAATGGTTAATTCAGTTTGGGAATGTTTATCAAAGGGATCTGGTTTTGTATGGATTGGAATTCTCGACTCCGAGGATAAACCATGGGAGCCGCATCAACGAAAATCCTTAGAGGCAACACTTAGGCTAATTGATAGTATTGCTCAAGGAAATTCTAGGGTGAGGGCAAAATTTATAAAAACACCAAAAGAAATATTAACGTAATGAGATTAAATGATAAAAATAGAAAATGAAATTAATAGATTCTATAAAAAGATTTATAATTAAGGAAAAATTTGAGAATTTATTAAATAAAGTTTCAGGTTCTTCTATCAGTTTACTTTTAGATCATTATAGTAATAAAGAGTTAGAAATTTGTATACAACATCTTAAAGATTTATATAATTTTATTAACGATATAAATAAAGAGTATTCATTATCAATAATATCTATTTCATGTATTAGAGTTGACGATATTTTAAATTTAAATATTTCATTACTTGATCAATTGATTAAAGAAGAAGTTAATACTAGGATGTATTTATATAATTTTCTAAAAAACTATATTTCTGAAGAGATAACTTTATCTGATTTTAATCCAGATAGAGTAATCAAATGTAATGATGAATATTTCTTAGATAATTTTATTGAAATTATTGATTTAATTAATAGATCAAGAAAAATAAAAGTTGATTTAAAAAATATTACCAATAATTTAAAAAGTAAGTTATATGATCATGAATTTTTATCAATTTCTTTATATTCTAATGAATTAACAAAATTACATGAATTATATACTTCAAAGTATTTAAATTCTGATAGTATTAGAGAAAATAAATTAATTGAGGAAAAATTATTAGATTATGATACTATAAAAAGATTATATAAATCGTTTACCATACCTCCTAGAGAGAATTGGAAAGAATATTATATTACAGTTAAACTCTATATTCCAAGTGATATATATAAAGTAAATTATAAATCAATAAATAATGAAGAATATATTGTTAATGAAAAACAAATCAATAGTGAAAGAGAATTTGTAGATACTAGACTAACGATTCAAGATAGAATTGATATAGATGAATTTATTAAAAAATATGTAAAAGAGTTATAATCTGTATTGAATTAATTATGTTTGGTTGGAGAAGAAAAAAGGAAATAAATCTAATGTATCAATCTTTAGAGGAAGAGATTAGATTTATTGGGAAAGATCTTGGAATTTATAACTATCGTGATTACAAAATAGAAGTATTTTATGGAGAAGCGGTTGAATTTGAAGATTTATTAAAGGAAATTAGACATAAATTTTTCTATCTTGAGGAAAAATATAAAGATTATAAATTAAGAATAGTATTAAGGTCTTATTCATCTGCTAATCTTATAAATTTAAATGAAATAGAGGATCGAATTTTAAAAGATCTTGAAGCAAGAGATATTTTCTTAGACTATATAGAGAAATATAAAAATAAAGAATTAAAATTAGTAGAAACAAACCTTAACCTATTATATGATCTATCTGTAGAATATGCTTATGATGTACTAAGAGCGTTTAATAGAATTGCAGAATCTGAGTCAGATAAATTATTATTATTGGATTGGGAAGAAAATTTATCTCATATTATAGAAAAACCTTATTATTATTCAAGTAATTATAATAAAGAAAAACTTATGCCGTACCTTGGAGCCTACTTTGTTGATCAAAAAGCAAGGGACTCTTTATATGAATATATTAAATATAGAAGATAATGATAGTAATATTAGATAATGGTCATGGAAATAATACCCCTGGAAAAAGAAGTCCAGATGGGGTTTTACGAGAATATGCTTATACAAGAGAAATAGCAAGACTCATAAAAGAAAAATTAGAAAGCGAACATGGAATTGAGATTATTCTATTAGTCCCAGAAGAAGAAGATATTAGCTTAGGAGAAAGATGTAGAAGAGCTAATCAAATTTATACAAAACAAGCTAAGTGTGATGCTATTCTTATATCTATTCACTTAAATGCTTGTACTGATGGGTCTTGCTGGGGAAAAGGAGCGGGGTTCGAAGCTTACACATACTACGGTGTTAGTAAATCTGATATCTTAGCTGAATGTTTATATGAAGCTGCTGAAAAGTATCTCCCAGGAAAAATTATGAGAACGGATCTTAGTGATGGAGATAAAGATAAAGAAAGTGGGTTTTATATTCTCAAACATACTATAATGCCTGCTGTTTTAACGGAGAACCTCTTTATGGATAATAAAAAAGAATATGAATTTTTATTATCGCCTGAAGGAAAAGAGGCAATAGTTAATCTTCATGTCCAAGGAATTTTAGATTATATAAGTAAAATAAAAGAACAATGAAATTATATAGTAAAACAGACTACATTGAGTATAAAACAAATCCACAGTCAGGAGATTGTCTAGGAAAAATTTTATCTGAATGTTTTGAAAATTTCCAGGATAGTAATGGTATTGTTAGAACTTCGATCCTTGATAATATTCTTTCCTATAAGCTTTCATTATCGGCCGGAGATTCTGACTATCAAGCATGTTCTGTAGTGTTATCTGAGAATTTCGAAAACATAACTTACACATGGATAGCTGAACAATTCGGATATACTCTCATTTCAAATCCTAGGAAAATTACAACACTCGGAACACTTCTTGGATTTGAACTAGATATTGCTCATGGAAATTTACTGCCTGAAGAGAGTTATACTGGGGAATACCTAAGTTGTGCCTATGAATCTTTAAGACGTAGGTTAATTATGAACTCTATAGGATGGGGTTGTACAGTGAGCAAGGAATTAGAGGATGCTAAGAAATGTATGGAAAAGCGAATGAAAGTTTTTGAGAGGTATTTTAGTGGGAATATTAAGTTTCCAGTGTTTTCTCAACCTTTCATGAACTCTTCTTGGGATCCTGATTTCTATGGATTTTGTTATGGAGATGGAACTTACGGCGAATGGAACTACTCTTGGGCCGGCTTTATCGGGAGAGAATATCATGATTGGACAAGAGAAGATCAGATTTATTTCTCATGTCTCTACGAAGCCACTGATCAATACTTGGGAAATCATTTAAATATGCTCCCGACAATGATACGGCCCGAACTTTTATACTTCGCCGATCTAAGTCTCTATTGTGGATGTTCTGGAATATGGGCATTTATGAATAGAGATATTTCTGGAGATGAAAAGAACTCCGAATTAAATAAACTTTACACCAGATTAACAGCTTTAGGGAAAATTGAAGGAGCTGGGATGGAAGTATATAAAGAAATGGCAGAATCTTTAGGAAAACATGCTGCTAACTATTATGACCTAGATGAGATACAAGAAATAATAGGTTATAGAATTTATTTGTAATAATTTTTAAAAACGTTTTTGATTATGATTAATGATGCATTATTGAGTGGAGCTGCAGGTGATGTGAATTCTCCCGCTGCAGGACTTCCAGTAACTGAAGTAGTTAAGAGTCTTGATATTAAGAAAGATGCTACTATTCCACAACCTCTTCCGACTGATGAAGAAATTAATATCACAGCTTCCGAAGGTATTAAATTTGTTGTAGGTGAAGAACTCGAAATGAAAGTTGGTGAAGCTAAATTCCTAGAACTTCGTCAAGAACCATTTATTTCAAATCTTCCTTATGTTACTTATGAATCTAGTAATCTTCGAGTAGCTAGATTTATTGAAGATGGCGTTATCTATGCATGTTGCCCTGGTACAATAAAAGTAAGTGCTACTACTAGTGACAACATTAATAATCCATTGGTAGCTACTATGACAATTACTGTTGTAGATCCCAATGCTTAAGAAAAAATAAATGAATAAAACCAAATAAGAAAATAAAAAAAAATAAAACTAAATTTTCTTATTTGGTTTTAAAAAAAATCTTAAAAATGGAAGGAATAATTTATAAATATACTAATAAAATAAATAAAAAAGTATATATAGGACAAACAAGATATGAGAAAAGTAGAATATGTAGTCACAAAAATCCAAAAATTTCAGATAATACATTATTTCACAATGCAATAAGAAAATACGGGTGGGAAAATTTTGAATATAAAGTTTTATTCAGAATAAATTGTGATAACGTACAAGACTTAAATATAACTCTCAATTCGAAGGAAAAAGTAGCAATAAAATATTTCAATTCTTGTAATAAAAATTATGGATATAACATGACTTTAGGCGGAGACTCTTTTATTGAAAGTAATCATATAACCCAAGAATTAAGAAATAAAAGAAGTATCATTACAAAAACAAGATTTTCTGTTGAAGAAAATAAAAGCTACCTATATAAACCTGTAGTGCAATTAGATTTAAATGGTAATCTGATTAGAGAATGGAAAAGCTTAAAATTTATTGTTAAGGAATTAGGAATTTCTAAAAGTTCAGTAAGAAGCTGCTGTAATGGTCAATTTTCGTCAGTTCACAATTATATATTCTTATGGAAAAATGATTACGATAAATTTACTGTGAATAACAACTTAATGACTGAAATTTCAGAACGTTTAAAAATAATTGAAAAATATCATATACTACAGCTATCAAAGAATGGAAATACAATAAAAGAGTGGAATAGTATTCCTCAAGCTTCTTCAGAATTAAATATAAGTAAGAAATTAATTAGAGATGCATGTGAAGGAATATCTAATGAAGCTGGAGGTTACTGTTGGAAATGGAAACACAAAAAAGTATCATATTCAAGTAAAAATAAGAAAATAGTACAATTAGATCTAAATGGAAATTTTATAAAAGAATGGGATAATATTAAATCTATTCAAATATATTTTAAAAGTAATACAACAGTTCTAGAAGTATGTCATAATAAAAAACATCATAATACTTCTATGGGATATAGATGGATGTATAAAGAAGATTATGATAAGATTTTAGACAAATCTACAATAGATAAGGATATAAAAACAAAAGTCATAAGGATAGTACAATTAGATTTAAATGGAAATTTTATAAGAGAATGGGATAGTATAAAAGAGGCAAGTAAGGAGACAAATATTAGTGATACAGATATTTCAAAAAATTGTAAAAAATATACTAAAAGAGCTGGTACGTATGTTTGGATGTATGAAAGAGAATATTATAAAATCTCACCTAACAAAGAAAGACTAAATATTAATATAAAAGATAATCGTTTATTTAAAAATAAGAAAATAGTACAATTAGATCTAAATGGAAATTTTATAAAAGAATGGGATAATTGTTCTGTAGCTGAAAAAACACTAACAGAACAAAGCAAAGGAGGAATTAGTTCTTGCTGTACAGGAAGAGTAAAATCGTTTCATGGATATAGGTGGATGTTTAAGGAGGATTGGGAAAATGGCAAAAGAGATTAACTATTTTGAAACTTATACTTTTGGAGATTTTCCATATTATCAACCTTATCCAGTATATTCTGTATCTGAATCTGGAAAAATTTACAATATTAAATCAATAATTCAACCTTCACTTACTAGTAAAAAGAAATTTACTAGAAATAAGCAATTAAAAGGGAAAAGAAGTACTCAAGCTAGAATTATGGATGCTCTTATCAATATTGGATATTTTGAACCATTAATAATAATTCCTGAATTTCCAGTAATAATACAAAATTCATTAAGATTACCCAAACAAGAAGGAGGTTTATATTATTTAGATTATTTTTTCCCACAATTATCTTGGTGTGTTGAACTAGATTCTTCGCTTCATGATCCGGAGAAAGATGAGATTAGAGATCAATATTTGGAAAGATTAGGAATACATACATTTAGAATTTTAAATTTTGAAAAAGCTTCCGTTCAAAAAACAAGATTTAGAGAATTTACCGCTCTACTTCGTTCATTATCTCCCTCAGAAACTCCTAAAGTATTTGATTTTATGGGAAATATTAGATCAGTAAAAGGTAACATCGGAAGTAATATAAATTCTGGACTATGGAAATGCACTTAAGAGACACTGAGAATCTTATTATTGATAGTATATAATAAAATAGAAACTTTATTAAATTAACAGATCATGAAAATTCAAAGAGGAGTAAACCCAGAAAGTAGAATGATACAAATTACAGTTACTACACCATTATTAGCTGAATATTATAACAATTTTAGTGGTATGATTCGGAATAATAGTAGTAGTATTTCTGAGGGGGTTAATGTTGAAAGAGTAAACACCGATTCAGCTATGGTATCTTTTCCACTTCCATCAGATTCTCAAATGATAAATCATGGAGATAAAGCATTAGTTTCTATGCCTCCAGAGGTTGTAGATAAATTAAATGATGTAATAAATAAGTTTGTTAATTGTGGACTTCGGAAAACATTAAAAACAGTAGAATTCCTTCCACTTAACAACTATGAATTATTGGGACTTCAGGAAGATATTAAATCTGCAATAGAGAATAAACGAAACTTTTGCATTCTCAGAGATTATAAAGAGTATCAAAAAATGTCGGAGGAGAGAAAGTATCAATTTACCCAAAAACTAATCAAATACGGTACCTCAGAATATGCAGATGTAGCTCTTCTAATTAATTCTGGAAAGATGGATGAACTTAGAAGATGGTTAGATCCGCAGTTGAGTTATTGCGAATGGATTTAAATGATTATTAACTTTATAGTGTTTCCTCCAGGTTTTTATATCAGAGGAACACTTTTTATTTATTATAATATATGGAACAAATTAGTAATAATGTAATGGTACTGAATGTAGGAGATCAGATTCCTCCAGGTACCGAAGATGCACTAAAAATATTATTATTAGGTAGTATTGATCTAGGTCCTACAGGTGAGATGAATTGGCAGTCCAAATTCGTAGCTGGACTAGCTAATGCAGTAGACCCACAAAAAGGATTAATGAATTTATTTACAAAATATAATTATGTAATTCTTAATAACTGGTATTCCCCACAAAACAAAGAAGCTAATATTTTTAATCAAGAAATGGCTAATAAGTTTCAGTGGGAAAGAATGGCAATGAATGCTGCAGACTGCATCTTTATAAACTTCTTGGGGAGATCTCAGAGTCCTATCCCTCTTTACCAGTTGGGGTATTTAAATAATTCATCTAAACTTATCGTAAGATGTCCAGAGAATTATAAATACTATTCTTTAGTTAGAATGGCTTGTGATGCTAGTTCAGTTCCTTTAGTTGGTAGTAAAATGGGAACTGTAAATCAAATTCTTAGTCTTATGTTTAGTTTTATCCCTAAATTTCAAGAAGTAGGAAAAAATACATTACCAGAATAAAGAAAATGAAAACACTTATTATTTTAAAGGGATTAGCAAAAAATGAAAAGCTTGAATGGGTTAAATCTCAAGGTCTAGAAAATTTTTTCCTGGATTATTCTATTTTCAAGAGATTATATAGTATGCCTGAGTTAGATCGAGATAAAACAACTGATATCTTGGGGAGAACGAATATTAATCTCATCTTTAAGTCATGGTTTGAAGCAATTAATAATAAACTCGAATCTGGATGTCTAGTTGTTATCGATTATGATCAGGAGAAAACGAAGATTTTAGAAGATATGGGTATGATTTATGGTTATACTTGTTTCTATAAAATCTTTAATATCCCTCACGACTATACATCAAATCCAGAAAAATATAGTCCAGTAGGATTTAAAAAGAAGACGAAAGAAGAATTAGAGGCAGAAGTTATTACATTTTTAAATCTTCAGCTTGGATATACAAAGAAAATTGGAGGATACTCTGATGTTATGGATTACTGGAAGAAGAAAGAAGTAATTCTAGATATTCCAAGAAAAGAGACGATGTATTTTTTCTCTGATCTTCATTCCAATTATTCTCTCTATCAAAAAATTAATCTCCCTTCTGGAACAATAAGAGTACATTTGGGAGATTATATTGATGGTCCAGAAGAAGGTGGATCTAGAAAACTTATAGAAATGATTTTTAAGAATGCATCATACTATAATATATTCTTAGAGGGAAATCATGAACGTAGACTTAGAAAATTTTTATTCTGGAGATGGGCTGCAAGTAGTAACTCAGGAGGAAGTAGGGCTATTATTGCTGAAATGCTTTATAATTCACTTCCAACAGACTTTTTAACAACAACAGCTGACGAATTTAGATCTTTAACTCCAGGAGAAGCATTGACATGGTTAAAGAGATTAAATGATATCTTGAAAACCCATATAATTATTAAAAAAGACGATACTGTTTTTTATTGTACACATGCTGGAATTAAATATCTTGAACAACTTAGTCCTAAATTTATAGGAAATGTTATCTATGGAAATCGAGATATGGATATTTATGATAAATGTTTCTCAAAAACTATATGGAAACCTACAGGAAGATGGTCGGTTCATGCTCATTGTAAGTATCCATATGGCGTTGATTTCCTTAAATATGATGGAGTAGTTAATCTAGATCCATCATGTGAAAAAGAAATAGTTTATATGGAAAATAACATTAAAAATTTTTTACCATGCATCGTACAGTAACATTAACAGTAAAAAGTAAAGACTTAGGAAAAGTATTAAGTTCTTTAGAGATGAGTAAAGACTTCGAAGAGAATACTACATTAACTCTTAGTATTGATATTGAAGATACAAAGAAAAATTATCAAGTTCTTTGTGGGTCTCCTGAAGTTTTGGAATGGGATTTTATTGAGGAAGATAAATCAGAGGATGAAATGAAAGAATCAGTAAATCCTGTAACTGATATAGAAGAAGCAATAAAAACTGTTAAGGAGAGTCTTAATAAGGAAGAGTCTTTCTGGTCTGATAATATATATTCAGTTGCCGTAAATACAGGAAAAACTCTTGGGTATCTTGAAGGGTATGTTAAAACTTATGATGATATAATTGAATTTATCTTAATGTCTTGGAGATTATCAAAAAAATTCCCCAAATATTCAGTAGATTTCGTTCAAGAGTATATCCTTCCAGCAATTATCCAAAATCAAACAGATATTTCAGAAGTATCAAGCCTAGATCGAAAAATTCCTCACCTAATTGCATCTTATTATTCTGGAGTTAAAACAACAAAAGAAGTACTTAAAGATGTGATTAGGAAAGTTCAAGAATCATGGGAGATTATGAAAGAAACTGAAGATGTAGTTTCTTTAGTTACATTATTGTTTGGTGGTAAAAAAATAGTAATGTCATGACGGAAGAAATACTTAAAGATATAAAAACTAGTTTAGGTTTAGATGATGTTGATGAAGCTATTCCTTATATCAATCAATGTATTCAAGCTAGAGATAGGATTTTATCAGACGAATATTCTGATTTTAAACCAGGAAGCTTAGTTCTTGATACTAGAGATAATGAAATTGGTTTTGTAATTGGACCAATCAATATGTATGGAGATATTAATACGGATAGTTTTGTTAAATTATCACACAACGCTAAAGTAAGTGATAAAAATACTACAATGTTAGTAGTGACTCGAGTAATTGGAGGTTTAGAGAATGAAAGACGTTCTAATTTTAGAGTTAGGTATATTAAACGAAATTACCTAACACCATTAAAGGTAGAAGAGAATAATCTCGATTACTCAACTAATAGTGTATCAGATCTTGATACTTTTTGTGGAAGTCAGTGTATTATGGAATGTACATCTGAGTGTAAACTATATAAATATAGAAGGAAAAAGTAATTAAAAACAGAATAATACTAGGAGGGAAACCTCTTAGTATTTTTTATCAAAGAATTATGAGTAAAAAATGGTTACATGGAGCTATACCTGCTCTACTAATTCATGGCTGTATAGGAACTGTTTATTGTTGGTCCTTATTGTATGATTATATAAAAGAATCTATTACTGGTAATTGTACTTGGGCATTTTCCTTAGCCATATTTTTCTTAGGGATTTCTGCAGCTTTTTTCGGTCCCTTAGTAGAAAAGAATGTAAAGAAAGCTGCAACTATAAGTTCTATCCTCTTTGGTTCTGGAATGATCTTATCTGGAGTAGCATGTTATATAAACTCTATTCCACTTCTTTACCTTAGTTACGGAGCAATTATGGGTACTGGAGTTGGAATTGGATATATCACCCCAGTAAAAACCCTGATGATGTGGTTCAAGAATAATAAAGGTCTTGCTACTGGACTTGCTATTATGGGATTTGGATTAGCGAAAGTAATAGCAACACCTCTTCTTAATTGGAGTATAGAAAGATGTGGAATATACTGTACTTTCTTCTCTTTTGGGGTTTGGTATACTTTGATTATGTTACTTGCTGCAATACTTCTTAAAAAACCAATAGAAGAAGGAAAAATAGAGAATACATCAAGACCCAAATTTAAATCACTTAAGGAATGGTTTGATAGGAAAAAACAACTTCTAAATCTACCTGCAATTACTACTATTTGGCTAATTTTTTATTTAAATATTTCTTCTGGACTAGCAATTATAAGCTATGAGAAATATTATTACGAAACAGCTGGAATTGGAATAGTCTTGGGATTAGTATTTTCAGCTATATTTAATTCTCTTGGCCGTTTTGGAGTTGCTTGGTGGTCAGATTATTTTAAAAACCGTGGAAAACTTTTTGGAATAATCTTAACATTCTCTGTTCTTTCGGGAATTACAGCTTTTATGGCTCCAGGTTTTATTCCAGTAGCTGTACTTTTATGTAATGCTGGGTATGGGGCAATGTTTTCAATAATGCCTTCTGTTCTAGCTGATAGGTATGGAATGAAAGACGTATCTGAGATTCATGGATTAATACTTAGTGCTTGGGCTTTTGCTGGTCTTTCTGGAAATCAGTTTGCTAATCTTTTAGTAGGTATTCCAGAGAGTTCATATAAAACATTAATTCTTGGAAGTGTTGGGTTATATTGTATTGCTCTATCTTTAAGTGCTAAATTGTGGAATAAAGACTAAAAACCTTATATATGATATAATAAATAAGAAGTTATGAAAAGTAATAGAGCGTTTGAAATTTTATCTACATTAAGCTATGAACCGTGTTATTGTGAAGTAGATGAATCTATAATTGATTATAGTAATGCAGTTAGAGCAGTAGAAGAGGCTGAAAATGAAGTAATAGATCTGCTTAAGGAAAGTATATTAGCGAAATTTCAAAATGGGTCTACAAAAGATACTATAAAGATTATACTTGAAGAAACTATAAAAGAGTTTAAGGATGAAAAGTAAAGAAGGAGATAAATATTTAGGAAAACACCTGAATAGTATAAATGACTTATTAGAAGAAGGTCATGATCCGAAAGTTAGAGATCTGGTAGTTTATGAAGATGCAAAAATACTATCTGATATTTCTTATTTTGAGGGTTATGATGCTGGGGTGTCGGATGAAAGAAATAAGGAAGATTATGAAGTATGGATGGTCGAGTTATTCAAGAAAATCGCTGTAGATGGATTACCAAAAGAATATAAAGGCGGCCATTCTAAGATATGTGTTTGTTTTGTTCCGGCCGTTAATGGAGAACTTGACAGATATGTTATTGGATACTATAATTATAAAAAGAAAGGTTGGATGACTTGTTTATGTGAAGGATGTCAAGAATGTTTCCGGCCGACTCATTATCTAGAACTTCCGGCCGCTCATAAAATCAGAAAAGAATATGATGTAACTGGGCAAACTAGATCAACAAATTCATTTCCTGAAGTTCCTGATGGTGTATATCAAGGAAAATTCGGTGGACATGTTGGAATGATAGAGTATTTAGGAAAGGTCTATAACTTCACATTCTTAAAAGGTATCGTTCAAGAAAATATTCCAAAAACAATAACAGTAATAGATGGATATGGATGGACTCTACTAAAAGATGGACCGATTGTACCAACCGTTTGAAACTATAACAAATTAAAAATAAAAAATTATGAAGAAAGAAAAATCAGAAGAAAAAGAAACATTAGAAGTTAACAAATTAATAACTAAGAAAGAAAAAATCAAGGATAATATTGTAGATATTATCGATATTGATGACGAAGAGACAGAGGAGTTTAAATTCTCTGGTGGAAAATTGGTAATAGATGACTCACTGAATGTAATTGGAAAGTGGGAATCTAAGAATTATACATCATTAGGAGATGGTGTTTATATGGGGTTTGTAAATAGCGGAGAACATGAAATAACGCTAATGGAAAGTAAGAAAAAGCACTCCAACATATTTGATTTTGGATTAGAGAATGGATATATCGCTATAAATAGAACTACACTCAAAGTAATCGTAAAGAATAAAAAAGGTTATATCGACTGTAGACATCTAACTCTAATCTGTGATTACCTGAAAAAATCTATCAATTCCAAAGAAAAAGAAATTAAATCTTTGGAAAATAGTATATCAAGAATTGAGTCACATCAAGCAACATTTTCTAGTGAAGAATCTAGGGGAACAGTATTAAAATCTCAGAAAGAGATATTATGTGAGCTCAATGAAAAATTACCCTCACAAAAGAAATTATATGAGGAACTTTCAATGAAGAGAGCCAAATTACTGCAAGAAGTTCAAGAAGAATATGAAAATTGCTTGAAATCTTCTAGTGAAATGGAAAAAGTCATGGAAGAACGGAAAAAATCTTATGATGCAGAGTTAGTTAAGTGTTATGGAAAAGAACATCCTACATCAGAAGATAAGAAAAATAAACACAAATCAGAAGAACTCGCCCTTCTCGAAAAATTATTGAAAGAAGGAAGAAAAACGATAGCTCTTATTAATTATAGAATTCCTAACTATGAAGATATGTTAGAAATTCTTAGCGGTAAGTCTATTAAAAGAAAATCAAAAAGAAAGGACGACGATGATTAAACTACTAAGATTACACAAGTTAATTTGGGGAATTCTAGTTATTATAGGAATTCTTCTTGAGATGGTAATTGTAGTACCAATCGTGTTTTTAGTGTTTATTTATAATTTTAGATTTAATCCAAGAAAAGTATGGGAAGCAATACATAGCGCAGACCTAGATTTTCAGAATAATTGGGGAGGTTATGCCTATCGTGATCATACTCCTTGGGATACGTTCAAAAGAAGATATAAATATACATTTAATCATATAGAGAACGAATCTAAAAGACAATAAAAAAGATAAAGTAGTAAGACATCAAAGCTTACTACTTTTATTTTCTATGTAAAAAAAAGGGAATCTCAGAAACCCCGAAATCCTTATTAATGTATGAAAAAGAATTTTAAAGAAAAAGATGATTTTATATTTTTAAATAAAGAACGAGTTCGGCTTACAATGTTAGTTACTACTAATTATTATATGGAATGCAAGATTAATACTGCATTGATCTCCGAACTTTAAATTTAAATACGTGGCGGCTCATGTTATTAGTTACTACTAAATTATAGATTTGTAAACTATGCGATTTACTGTAACGATCACCGCCACGTAATTTAAAAAATATAAATAATTCTAAACTACAAGAGAAATCCTGTAGTTTTATTTTTTCTTCTCTGATACAAATAAAAAAAGAACCTAGATTTTACTCTAAGTTCTTATTATTTTTCTATTCATTTACAGGAGGAAAGTCATCATTAATAACTTCTTCATTATCAATTAAACCCGCCTCTTTGTAGCAATTTCTTTTATTCTCCTTCATCCAGGCTACTAAACATCCTATTAAACCGAGAATAATTGCGATAAATCCTAATATCTTTTTCATAGTTTTCTTATTTATTTTTCATATATAAGATTTTAAGCGGATTCTGTGTTATTTTTATTGTCTTCTGGTTTGTAATCTCCTGCAGTACCATGTTCTAGACTAAGAACTAACTTAACTGCTTCTGGTCCTTTTAAAATATATTCTCCCGTTTTAAGAGGTTTTCCTGATTTTATATGACTCTGAATAGACGTTTTACTAAATTTAAATCTTTCACTCATTTTATTTAAATCATTAAAGTAAGCACCTAATAGAGTTTTCTTATCTTCAGAAAATACATAAGTAACAGTCTCCATCTTCCTATTAGGTTACTATTATTCACCTTATCCTGTGATACAGAGGATTCTATAGCTCTGTTTTCTGTGTCTAATAGGTCGTCTAACATTTTTTAATAGTTTAATTATTATTTACATTTTAGATTTTACAAGAAGGGAATTTCGAAGATAATAAAGTTTCCGGATCTCTACTATTCCTACTTTTCCCTAATAAACCTAAAATGTTAGAAAACAAAAGAACACTAGATCGATTTATAATTTTATTTATAAATTTTTCTAATGTTCTTCATATATTAGGTTTTAATCTTCCTTAAAACGCAAAAATTCACTTTAAGGTCTATTAAATGGAGTTGGTCCAGAAACAGTCTGTCGTATATTAATATTGTTTCCTTGTTGTAGCCCACTTCCATGTTTGTATATACTCTGTTGAGCTTGATTATATTGAATATTATAGTTATTAATCATTAAATCTATATCTGCCTCAGAAAAACATCTTTTCTCTTGAATCATTCTTATATCGTCATATACTTTCTTTGGTAAACTTCTAAATCTACCATTCTGAAGTCTTATATTATAATCAATTATATTTGTTTCTCCACGTCGATTTTTCGTAATTGTTGATATTCCTAGGTTGTTAGGGTTGGGTTTCTCACCGCCCTTAGAGCGTGTTATAATAAAATCTACCACATCAACCTTATGGCTAGACCCAGCTATATAAGACATATCTAATACTTCTTGACTATATGCTCCAATTTTTAACTGAGACAATATAAATACTAACTTTCCCATTGCAGTTAACTCTGTAAGCTTATCATAAATATCTCCGAAAGATTTATACATAGATCCATCCTCTCCACCGTGAGCGTTTTTAAATCCCGCATCATACATTACTAAATTTAATATGGTATTAAATTATTAGACTATATCATCTATTTTTCATAGTTATACATTTAGTCGTTGAACAAGTAACTAATATTCCTTGATGCTGATTTATGTCTTACATTTTCCAGCATTTTAGTATAATTTTCTTAAATTTTATTATTTAAGCGACTAAGCAATTAATCGATAAACAGGATTTTATAATCTTTTGTTTTCATGAATTCTATATATTCATCCACTGAAATTTTTCCGGCAGGTAATATAGTTATGCTAAGATTATTTCCAATTATCTGACACATACTATTATAGATTGGCCCTATATTTTGAGATACTTCACTAAAAGAGCAACCACTAAATTGAGCTCCTAATCTGATAATAAAATCTTTCATTTTGAGATCCCCAAGGGCTAAGTAATGTACTTTATAACCTTGTATTGCCATATTCAATGCTTCCTGCATAGCCATTAAACTCTTTCCAACTCCTGGAGGCCTAAGCTAACTTATTGATATTCAATATGTTATAGACTATATCATCTATGAATGTTACCTTCATAGTTCTATATTTAGTCGTTGAACAAGTAACTAACGTTCCTTGATGCTGATTTGATTTGTTATCTTTCCAGCATTTTAATAGAATTTTCCTAGATATTATTCTAGGCGACTTCTCCAAATCGCAATTAGCCCGAGTTGTCCAAATTCATAAGCTCCGCATGAAAAGCAATTATTTATCCATTCAAATTTACTAGGTGCACCGCCTTCTGCCTGTTCAGCGATGATTGAATTAATATCTATTTGTGTAAATCCAATCTCACTAAAATTATCTAGATCAGCAGTAGTTTTAACATTTATATTTTTCACAAACTTAACATATTCTTCTGGATTTTGAGAATAGAGTCTGTTTGCTTTTTGAAGATTAACTGAATATATTACATCAGTTAAAATCTTTCTGGCTGGTTCAATTTGACTTTTTGTATATTTTTTCCATTTTATAATTTCATTCATCACCTCTTGAGTCTCTTGTGGAGTTTTCTGAGATCTAAATAAGATACTCCTAAATAAAGGCTCATCTATATTTTCTAGAGGATAAGTCTTTATAGCATCCACGAGTTGAGAGACCATACCATTTCCGGCTGTTTGTGGATTAGTCTGAAAATAATATTGAAGATCTAATATATTATTTTTAGCATCCTGAAATAAATATTGATTAAAACAGCTAAAAATCAAATCAAATACACTACCATTATCCATACTATATTTTTAAAGATTTTCTTCATTAATAACTATATCTTGAATATCACAATACTTATAGTAGTTATGTAATAGTTCATCTCTTTGTTCGAATCCTTTTGTATATACCGGGATTCTTTTCGGTATTTTAGGTTTTAGTGCAAGAACGTTCATATTAGTTCCTCTTGCTGTTCGTCCTAGTTGTTGAAGAACCGATCCAGCGTTGATATTAGAAACTAGTAATATATTTTCTAATCCAGGAAGGTCTAGTGCTCTAAATCCTGCGGCGGTACTAGGAATTATATCTACCATTCCATTTTTAATATATTCGCATGATTGTTGAAGATCTAGGTTTGTTTTATTTCCAGACAAGTCATAATAAATATATCCTTCGCCGCAAATTAAGAGCACTCTAAATACTCCAATAAAAAAGTTATCTATCCAAGTTGAAATAATATTATTTAAATTATTTATTGGGATATATAATTTAGGATATTTTTTTGCTATCTTTACAATCAATTCACATACTCCAGGATCAACCCAAATTTTTGACATTATTGTATTATAGACATTATTATCCTCATTAAAATCCTCTTCTGTAAATTTAATATTATTTAAAGCGATAGTATTTATGTGGATACTATTTATTTTCAGACTAGTAGGCATTCTATAAACTAATGCTGGTCCGAAATATTTAATTAAATCCTTGTTTCTTACTACTGTTTCCGTAATTCCCTGTGCAAATGTGATCATAACTCCTGAATCTCGATCTGCAGTTCCAGAAAATCCATACATAACTTCAGCATTCACTAGTCTATCATATATCCATTCACCAGAAGGATTAATAGTATACTCTACTTCATCTACTAGAATCCAATCGAATTTCTTAAGTTTCTCTTCCTCTAAAATACATAGGTCTGGATCTTTTATTTTCTTTTGATTTAGAAATCCTGAAGTAATTATACATCCAAGATCTCCATCTATTGATGTAGGTAATTTACCACCAAATCTAGACTCGTATCTTTTTACAATTTCATCTTTCGCTTTTTTTCCTGGAGTTATAACTAATACTTTTTTTCCAAGTTCATTATGTGCATAGTTTATAAGAGTTGCTATAGTTTCAGTTTTACCATATCCGGTATTAGTTTGAATAATTGCTCTCTTATATTTTAACACATGTAACATATCTTCATTTTGATAATCCCTAAGATTTGGAAATGGATAGGTTCGATAATAATCTGCAAATATTGTTCTAAGAATTGTATTATAATCCGTATCTGATAGGATTGGTTTAAATACATTAGCAATATAAGCTGCCCATCCCATTCCTAAGATAAAAGTATATATTCCTTTCTTAGGTCCGCATGATCTAGGGTTATCATAAAGTTTTGCTATTTCTTCAGTTGTATTCCAAGATTTCAACCAAGGGGAATACTTAGTTACTTTTCTTTTAAATTCTAAAAGACATTTTACACTAGGGTCATCGGTTTTTATTACTATTTTATTTATAGTATTATCTATCGATGCTGTTATCATTTTATTTAATCCATTGTAAATTATTTCCAGCCCTAAGTTTTCGTTTCATACATTCTTCTGGATCTTCTCCATTAGATTTTATGATATTAATAGGGCAATAATCTATTCTTTTTCTTATTTTTTTAGCCACACTCATAGATTTTTCAGTATCATCTAAGTAACATAAAATTTTTTCAGGAACGTACTCACTAAGAAAATCTAATTGATAATCTGATATAGAACTTCCCAAAACTGCAAAAGGTATATAATCAGGTGCCATAATTAAAGCAGCTATAGCATCATATACCCCTTCCACTACTATTATTTTTCTTAGACCTTGACCATGATCTATTACATAAGGAGGCTTTGCTGATATTTGTGGGAAAAGATATCTAATTTTTGTCTTTCCAGAAAATCTAATCTGGTAATAAAATACTTCCCCATGATATTTAAATGGCATTACTACATTTCCATCAACAAATTTAAAGTCTAGGAGTTTATAGATGTCGTTCATAAAAGGATGTCTACTCATTAGATAATCATAGCCTCTTTGATCAAAATTATCAAATTCATTCCAGTATTTATCTAATGTCCATATAGGATCTTCTGTAAGTTTAACTACATTTGGATGACCTGAATATCCATAATACAATGACATAAAATCAGGTACTTTAAATGATGTATCAACTTCATCAGACACATGTATATAGGCTCGATTACATACAAAACAAGTACCAACAGTTAAGTCAGTTTTTATATATAATTTATGTTTTGTATGTCCAGAATCTCTACAAAATGGACAATGAATAATATAGTGTCCTGTTGAATTTGCATGAGGTTCTACTTCTTCCATACTAGATACTCCATAAAAATCTTTAAGAAGTTCTTCGAAGTTACAAAACACTAATACACGTCCATCTTTTAATTTTACTTCTTTATAGTCTACCATAATTTTTATAATGAAACTGACATGATAAAATACTTTCCTTTCTCAGTCCATCTTCTTTGATTGTGAGGTTTTCCATCCTTCCCAACAATCATTACATCTTTTGTTAATCCAAGAGTATCGTAAGGAGATCTTAGGAACCATTTATTACCTTGATGATATATAATATTCTTTGCTTCTAGAATACTATAAATATCTTTGCTAGACTTACATAAATTTAATCCTTTCGTAATTTCAGTCATAGTATATAGACTTTCTGAGGTAGAAAGAACCAGATTTGCAAAGGTTACTAAATCCTTTTGGGAATCTAATATATTCTTAAGGTAAATATTTTCGTTATTAGATTCAATTAATTTTTGTTGAATATCCATATAAGCTCTTTCAAACGATTCTCTAGATTGATCAATAATAGAATATCCATTAATCATTATTTCCTTTATTCTATCATTACACCAAATAGAGAACATAGGATTTAACCATCTAGCGAATTCTAGGGCTACGTTTTCATGTAGCCAAGTTCCCTGAAATTTTGGCACACCTCCTTGAATTTTTACAATTAAATCCGTTATGGGAATTCCCATAACGCTTTCTAATGCTTTCAGAAATTCTTTTGTAGATTTCTGTCTATACCAATCAGCAAATAGCTTCCCAAAAGGTTTAGCCATTTCAGTTGCATTAATCATTGTTCCCTTACCATCTCCTCTTAATGAAAAATTAATTTCATTGTTATCAAATTTAAAGATAAAACTTCTATCTTCCATGATATTTACACTCTTGAAATAAAAATGGAATCCCTTAGATAAAATTCTATGAGATTCCAATAGTTTATAATACTTTATTTATTTTTTTTCCTCTTTAGTTTCAGGTACTGATTTTTCTTTCTCTTTTTCAGCCGGTTTTGTTGGAGTTGCTGCCGGTTTTTTATCTACTGGCTGCGGTTCTTTTTCTTTTTCCTTATTACAAACACAAGGATCTTGATTACACTTCGGACATTCTTTTGGTGCAAAACGTTCAATAGCTTCATCAAGGGATTGAACTACAAAACCTACTGATCCTGATACTCCTGCACACATATTTATTTCAAATGGTCCTGATACAATTAATGCTAGTTCATTGTAATCATAAGAACTTACTAGTAAACTTAGAAATTCATTACTAGGCATAATATCACCAGAAACAGAATGTGCTGGGATAGTAATTCGTTGAGTACCTGATAAAGGTAAATTAATTTGTGATTTTGTTCCGTTATAAACTCTCATAATTTTTATTTATTAATGTTTTCTATTTTATTTTCCGGGGTACACAACTAACTCCGGATTTTCTCAATTATTAGGGTTTGAGTTCTCAAGGACTGTGTTTTTATCATCGGGCTCTTCTATAAATACTGGAAGATCAATTTTAGGAAGTGCACAAAGAAAATGTTTAGATTCAGTTTTTTGAGAATTTTTCTTTTTAAAGAATCTTTTCTTTTTTTCTTCGATTACTCTATGCACTAAAATTCCAGAGATTAGTTTTCCCGTATTTACTATATGAATATTCCATCCATCAGTTTCCGGAAATTTCATTCGAAGAGCTGATAAAACTTGATACCTTACTATAGCATATTTAGATTGAAGAGTAGCATCTTTCGGAAATTCTGTAACCTCCAAAAGATCATCCACAAACATTTCTAATTCCGTTCTTAATTTCGGATCAACTCCATCAACAATATTTACTGGAGAACCTAGATTTATATTAATATCTTCTAAAGGAAATAAATACTCAGGAGAATCTACACTTAAAACTAGATTCTTATTAAATATTAATGAAGTATCCACAACTTTCTTAAGTGGTTTATGAAGTCTAGACACATTCTTTTTAAGGGAAAATTTACTAGAACATTCAGATCCAATTATATTATCCTTTATATACAACATTGATTCTTTGGATAAAATCAAATCACGTCCAGATAAGAATATAACAGAACAATAATTTCCAGCAAAACCAAGAAGATAAGGAATAGTAAAGCTAGAGATTACAGATGCTGAGTTAATATATCCGCCGAGAGGATTAAAGCCAAGTAAATCTATTGCATTTTCCTTACAGTAATTAACAATATCATAATTAAAATTCAAAGGACATAAATCAAGAGAGACGAATTTAATTTTCTCTTCAATAGCTTTTTCTATGGCTTTGAGATCTTCGGCGGTCTTTGGATTCTTTACCCCAAACTCTCCAATTATTTTATATTCCCTAAGTTGTTTAATAGTTTCTTTAATAGTTTCCAGATTTTTAAGAACTACTTCAGAATCTATCAATAACAAGTCGACTTTCTTTCTTCCAAGTTCAAGAAGATGCCCAAGGAGTGCTCTTTCAGGATTATCTAAAAAATCAATAGAAGTGATTAAGCTACTTTCTGAAAAACTCTTTATAAATTCAGAAATCAAAAAATCATTATTAGCTGAGATAGATGTATGAAAATAATCAAAAGAGTATTCATCTTCAGGATCTACCCACGGTTTAATGGTCATATTCGAAGTATCTAACCCTACCCCTTGTACTTTAAATTTTGTTGATGTTGTTGTCATAAAATAGATATATTAATTATGTTATTAGATAATGTTTCATTTTTCTCAGGGAGCCAAGAGATATTAATTATTGGTTCTTTTTCAGAATTTAAATTAATACTGTTCTTAAGAAATACTGAATCCTTAAATACTTTACAAGCTCCAAGTAATTCTAAGAAAATAGAAAATACAAATCTCATATAATTCTTATTTCTTAGAAGAATTAATTTTATTATAGTATAATCTTGATAACTTATTTCTTTTAGATTTACTGGCTCTTCTGTTTTAGTATCAATAACTTTAAATATTGATTTTGTATCATAACCTTGAGTATTGAAAAACTTAACACAATTAGGAGAATTATCTAATTTTAATCTTTTTGTTTTTCTATTTGAATTAAGATTAAGAATATTATATCTACTAAAATGTTGTTTATCGTAAGGAACGATTTCAGGGAAAAGAATTTTATAATTATTAATCTCTATATTATTCTTTCCTGATACTATTCTATATTTCTCTGATAGATTTACTATTTTTATACCAGTCAAATTCGGAATAGATATAATTTTTGGATATCCTGGTACCCAATCTAAAAACCATATATCATTTCGATTCGGGAGATCTAGTTTACTTAGGACTTTCTTGAATTCTAAGTAATCATGAGAATAGGTAGCTAAATGGTAAATACTATCAATCAAAAATAGTTGTAAATATCTATCACTAAGAATATAATCATAAAAAGATTTTATATTCTTTATAATAGTCTTAATTAATTCTTGTTTTTCTGTTTTCTTTGTAATAGAGTTACTACATATTCTACAAGGAAGATAATAAAAATCTTTAATTAATGTAGATAATGGACCTCTATATTTATTACATCTGAAGCAAAAATTATCAAGATCTTTTTGATGTGTTAATTCAATTTCACAATACTCTTGATAACTTAAAAAATGTTCTTCGGATAGATGTTTTTCAAATTCTATTGGATCATTACTTTTGAATCCACACCAAATACATTCCATTTATTTTAAATTATATAATCCTGTATCAATAAATTGTTGCTTTAAATCATTTGCTAAAATTTGCATATCTGGATGAGCATCTTTAGCACACCTTAATGAAAAGAATCCAGCTTTTTCAGGAGTATCTTCAGAAGGAATATATGTAAAATCCTCAATGTAACCAGTCATACATAGTTCGGTTTTTATATCATTTGGAAGTAATCCTCTAGCTTCTTCTGGTTTTAGTTTTTCTCCTTCGTCAGTAGAAGTTGCATATAAATAATCGATCTCTGTATTCCTCCATGATCTATCAAAAGTTGCAATAGTTCTATCCCATACTGTAAGATCTTCCCATAATTCCTGCCCATCTATGTCATGAATATAACTTCGAGATAATCCTGTTTGAGAATCTATAGTTGATGCAATATCTTCTCTAACTCTATATATCCACTGAGGAAGAATAAAGGTAAGTTCCCCTCCAAATCTATCTTTTGAATAATTTACATAACGTTGAGATTCTTGAAGAAATGAAAACGCTCTCATTACTTATTTCTTTTTCAAGAAAAATTGGACTATATCATCATCTTTTATTATCAATAAGATGTCTAGTACTTATTAGTCTCTGAACCATTCAATTCTATTGATTGATTTGGATGCTGGTTAGTATAATCTAATACTTTTCAGCAATTCTCTAGATTATTCTTGTAGTGTCTCCACTACTTGGCACAAAACGTTCTATGCCGAACAAGTTCATGAGATATACCTCTACTACAGATCCATCTAGTTGTGACTCTGTGATAATGGTTTTCAGTAGGTTCACACCAATATTTTTTCATAACTCCTTCTAGATTATGTTGATAAATAATTCTTAGATCTGTAGTAACCTCATAAGTTCCAGTTACTGAGTTATGATACCATCTAGTGTAAGGAGCAGTTTTGAAAAAGATCTCCAAGTAGTATCTATCCTCTTCTGGGATACTGAGATATACAGTTCCTGAGTTAAAAACCGCCCAATGACCTCTAGAAAAAAGCATGTTGTCAAACCTTTCCCATGAATCTTCTGTGATTTTATCTTCAGATTTATAAGCCAATCTTCCAATTTTCTCTACATGTTTCATTAATCCATCCACCCCAGGTTGTTGAGGGAGAATGGATACACTTGATTTTACGATTTTCATATTGTTTTTTATTGTTTAATGATTACATCTATAAGTTCTTCAAGGTTCTAGAAGAGCAAAAAGAAGACCTAACACCTATTTCTAAGTGCTAAGTCTTCTGAGTTTTTAACCTTGGCTACTGTTTAATTCTGCAGTAACCTTTTGAATTCTCTCCCTAATAATTTTCTTATAATGATAATCGGGAAATCTCATACTTGTAATCTGAGTTCCTCCCTTCTTTGTAGTGGATATAACAGCAACTGGTTCCATATATCTTGTCATTACATCGATACATTGTTTGTAAACACCAATTAATTTCTTCTTTGCCTGTTTTTCTTTTCTACTCAATTTCATTTTTACAAATTTTTTAAGTTATTATTACATTTATAAGATTTTTAAAGGTTTTGAAAGAAATCAATAATGCTTTTAGATTTTCCCTGAGATTCTTATATATGATATTATTAATAAAAATAAATTTAAAACAGAAAATTATGGATCCTTTATTTGGAATGATTTTTTATTTTAGTATAGCTATAACAATTAGCTTTATTTGTAGTGTTCTTGAAGCAATATTATTAAGCACACCGACTTCATTTATTCAGTCTAAAATCGATTCTGGTTCTAAGGCAGCAATAAAATTTATGAAGCTGAAGAATGAAAGGGTAGATGATGCTATCTCTGCTATTTTAACACTAAATACAGCTGCTCATGCAGTAGGTACGAGTTTAGCTAGTATAGAGGCAGTTGAGATTTTTGGGATGAAAAATTTTGCAATTATTTCTGGAATAATGACTTTTTTGATATTAGTACTTAGTGAATTAATACCAAAATCACTCGGAGCACATTATTGGAAAAGAATGACCTCAATTACAGCTAACATATTAACTTGGATGATTTATATAACATATCCTATAGTTTGGATGTCAAGATATATAATGGCTATATTCTCACCAAAAACAGAAGAAGCTACTATATCTCGAGAAGAAATATCTAGTATGGCAACAATCGGAGAGCGAGAGAAGATATTTACAGGAAGAGAAAGTAAAATAATTAAAAATCTACTTGCTCTTGATAAATTAACTGTTGGAAATATAATGACTCCTAGAACTGTTGTAAAATCTTTTGATGCTAATACTTTTCTTAAGGATTTTCCAGATGAATTTGAATTTTCTAGAATACCAATATGGGAAGATACTGAAGATAATATAGTCGGAATAGCATATAAGTCAGATATATATCAAGATTATGATGTTTATCAACCAGGATTAACAATAAAACATACAGATTATGATTCTGATATTATATTTATTCCAGATTCATCTAGTGTTAATGTATTGTTCGAAAAATTTCTTAAAACTAAACAACACTTAGCAATAGTAGTAGATGAGTATGGAACATTTGTTGGAGTAGCTAGTTTCGAAGATGTTATAGAAAATTTACTAGGAATAGAAATAGTAGATGAGACTGATACTGTAGAAGATTTACAAAAATTAGCAAAAGAAAAATGGGAAGAACGAAAAAGATCTATGAATGGTTAAAGGATATATTATGGATAATAAATCGCCAGAAAGATAAGGATTATATTAAAATCAATGAAAAGATTAATATCATCAAGAAAAATATATCAACTGGAGAGATTGATTTTTATCCACAAATAACCTATAGGATTGGTACTAAAGTTAAAGTATATATTCCTATAAATGATGCTTGGATGTTTGATTGTGCTGAAT